TCAGAGTGGATTAAAAAAAGGCTTCATGGATACGCCAATAAGCGCTTCATGGACGAGGAAGGCTATATGTGGAACGAGTGTCGTCCTGTAGCGGGCTTTGTTGTACCTGAAGAATGGTACAACATTCCGGAAGGTGAAACCATTAGCTCTATCCTAAGAGGGAATGCCGGTAGCGTTGTTCTTCTTGACGATATAGATATCACTGACAAGAGGGGCCCCATCGATGGCTAAGAGGGTAAAACTCTGCACAAAGGGTGATACAAGTGGGTGCATAGCCGTATACCGGGAGTGTGCCCCTTTTGTCATCAATGAGCGAGCGGTCCTCATTCACAGGCCTAGGCGGGTCCACACTCGTAAGTTAGCGAAGTGGCCTGCCCATACCTCGGTCCAGTACTTGTGTGGTAATACCCAGTCAGGGCGTACTATATTCACTTTTACGTCTGATCCTCCAGAGGATGGGATAGTGTGTCGTAGATGTGAAGAGCAGGCCCTAAAGGCAGAGCAGCCCTCATCTAGTGAGCTAGTTGGACGCCATGTACATATCGGCGGTGTAAGGGGTATCAGAGACTGTTGTAATCAAGCTTAATAAGAACTGAAGAAGGAGAAAGCTAAATGAGTTCATTACCGAGATTGACAAGATTGAGTAGAAAAGGGCATGTCTATACCACCAGCAGCGGGCTATTTATCCCTACCGGGGATACTGCACTATTCGTGGTAAGGGAAGGGTTAGTGGGTGACACCTTGACCCTAACTGCTAGGCTCAAGCATGTTCTAAAGAGGCTGGTTAAGTTTACCGCTACGGGTGATCTACGGGAATTTCTTAACGGTATTTGTTTCGACAGAAATACTATAACCGCGCTTGATGGCCACCGCTTGCTTCAGACCTATAATTTTACTGACTTAACACCGAGTATAGGTAGTTTTATTATCCCTATCGCGTTCATTAGACAGTTATTGCGCCTCCCGGTTTGGGACAATGGAACGGTAGTTCATGTAGCTAAGAACCCGCAAGCGTTACAGGTTCTTCTCTACGATGGAGTACTATTGAGTAGTCTTATTGAGGCACAAATGCCTAATATAGATATGCTTTACGGCCGTAATTTGGTAGATGTTAGCATGTTCTCTCTTACCTCTAAAACTAAGGTACAGCTGAGACTACGGGATATTGAAGAGAAAAAGTTGCATAACGACGAGTATAAAGAAGGTCGAAGAGTTAGACTGGGGACGAAAATCTTTTTCCCATCTGGATTCACTGTAGAATACGGGTGTTTTACTCTTAACGCGAACATGGAGGAGTTCAATACAGCGATCAATTTAGACTATCTATTGGATTTTCCGGAAGGCACGTTCACTGTTAGGTGTCAACGTGGGAAGCCTTGCAAAACTCCTCCAGCAATCTTTTTTGAGAGTGATGAATTCACCGGGTTAGTTATGCCGATGAGGCTATAAGGTGCGCCTTAAGCGGATTAATAAGTACCTTTCTGAGAAAACACCTATCGAAATGACCATGGCTGAGATAGAATCAAAGCTTGGACATAAAATTAATTTGAAGTAACTAAGGAGAAATAACATGCTTAAACGTATTCTATGGCTAGCACTTTTTGTCTCGTTTCTAAGTGCTGATAAAATTTTTGCTGATACGCTAATATGTGATCCACCAACCCACCTTGAAAATGGAATATCACTACCAGCTGCCCTTACACTTAAGTATCATCTCTACACAAGCACCGGTTACTTACGCGAAGCTCTTGCTTGTGAATTTGAGATTGAAGAAACAGGGGATTATTATGTTACGGCTAGTTATACGACAGATGCTGGTGAAATTGTAGAGAGCCAGCCTAGTAGTGTGTTAAACTTCATCTATATTCCACTATATAAACCCAACCCTCCTGCTAATATACGAACCAGTAAATTAGTCTGCAAACCTGACTCGATAACATTTAAATGCTCTGAAGAGGAGGATGGACCATGAACATTACCGCAATGGAGATAGTTTTATTGTACTGCGGAATAGGTTTTATGTGGTATATCGGATCTGTTCTGGTTGCCCACAAAGAAAGGCTACGTGGAAAAAGTGCTAAAGTGGTAAGCGATATCAGAATTTGTTTGGCCTTAGCAGTTCTTCTATCAGAGGTTCTTGAAGCAGCCTTTAGGCATAGGGGTTGACTTATGAAACCTGTCTGGAAAGAAAAAAGGAATAACGAGCATATGATTAAGGTAGGTTCTTTCTACCTTCACGTGCACCGGCACATCCACTACCCAGAAGACAAATGGTTTGCTTCTTGCTCAGGTTTGTTTAGCCGGCGTGAGCTAGCGAGCAAGGAGGTAAGACAGGCACAGATCCAAGCACTATCTCACCTGCATACCGTATTGTTAGACGGGCTGGCTTCTATGGAGGACTATCTAGCATAGGGGGTTGCTAACCCTTACCCTTGAGTGACATAATGACCTTGACTGCTAACCCTTACCATTAACGAAGGAAAAACGATGCTTAAGAAAACGCTATGGAAGCTGCCTTTGTTGGCGCTTGTATTGATGCTGCCTTTGTTCGCCTGGGCTTATGATCCACCAGGCGCTGTTATCGATATCGGTTTGGATATCGAGGTTCCCGAGCAACTCCATATTGATGATACGGACCTTACCGCGAATGATGCTAGCGAGGTGACGCTGCTTTATGCAGCACGTTATAGATCCGTGGTTTACGTGCCCCTTGAGCTAACAGAGGCCGAGATACGTGTGCTTGATTTGGACGCTTATAAGCTTCCTGAAGTAGGCTGGCGAGGCATCTAGTAAATTATCTAAATGTGGTTTAAGTGTAGTATAATAAACCCTCACCAACGCTAAATGCTGGTGAGGGTTTTTTTTTTTTGGCAACGTACTTAAACACTAGGAGAAACGTATGGGACCATTTTACGAAGTAGTTTTCTTTACCGAGAAATACTATTTACACTATTACGATGAGAGCTCGGAGTGGCGTCATGTTGCCGTAGAGCTAACTGAAAAGCAGGCTGTAGCTGTTGCGGATTTTTATGAAAAGCAGGCTGTAGCTGCTGAGGATTTTAATGAAAAGCAGGCTGTAGCTAAGCAAAGTTTCCTGGCTGCAATCGTAGCAGAAAATGCAAAGGCGGCTAAATGAATCTGTACCGGATTATAGAAGACAGTGAGGCGTTCTTTATTAGAGCGGAAAATATGCGCTCTGCAATAAAGATTTGTGAGAACCGTTATATCGAAGTGGAGAATCCGGCTACTAAGCTAGTGGAAGCTAGCGAGCGTGAGTACTACCATAATGAGATTTTGCAGAGCTGCGCATTAATTGGCGTATTAAACAACTAGTAGGAGGTCGCGTGTTAAAAACAGGGACTAAGGCTGAAGAGGCAGCCTACGTGGAGAAGAATCTGCAGATCATCAGGAACGAGATTAAAGACACCATGCAGGAGCACAAGTTATCGGTCAGGGATCTGGCTAACTCATTGGGGGTGACCCCTTTACGCCTTAATCAAATGCTAGAAGGTAAGTGGCCCATGTCTGTTACCTTTCTAGTGCAGATAGGGTACCGTCTAGAATGCAAAGAGAAGATGCTAAATGCTTCGTGATAGAGTGCATCTAAGGAGTATCATAGCTAAATGAGATACATAAGGCGCTTATTAGAACGTTGGCGTATAGCGCTGACTGTTGGCGATTCTGAGCTTGAGCATAAACCCTGCCCAGATTGTCATTTGCCCCTATGCAAGTGTGAATTCTGGGCAACACCACCATTAATTGAGGACAAATACTATGAGAAGCGTAAGAATGGAAAAACGGCATAGCGACGTTTATCTGGATCAAATAAAACTTGGTGATGTGCTAGTTGCTTATGACGAGGACCACGTTAGAGTTATAATCTTTGCGGTTAGAAAAGTTTGGAATGCTTTTTATGGTACTGAACTAGTTTTATCTAATCACTCGCTTGGAGCACTTGTAATAGATAACGCTCTGGTCGAGCTTAAGCTTTGCGAGGATATAGACGAGGCGTTTTCTTGGGTTGACCCACCTTCACCACAAATGCCAGCAGGCATTGGCATACCAGAGCCAGCAACGATCAAGTCACCCCCTTCGCCCGGTCCTGTCGTCTATGAGCGTAGTGTATGCGCTAAACATACCGTTGTACCTGACGTAGCGCGCACTATATGCGCTTTCTCTGGTTGTATAGAACGCGCTGGAGGCCCAGAGCTAGACCTTCTATACTGCCCTAAACATACGGTGATACCTGAGAAATTTAGGAAAAAGACTAGCTTACCTGTGTGTTGTGAAGAAGGCTGCGGTAAGATCGCATTAAGTACGCTTGACGGTAAAGCTTACTGTTCAGAGCACGTATAGCAGTGTGTAACGCTGCTATACTTAGCTACTTAGACAGGCTAAAAAAGAGTGGCACTGTAGATATGCTTAGTGCAGTGCCTCACGTCCATCATATTTTTGGGGTGTCATACGCGGAGGCAAACTACAATGTGGTAAATTGGTTTAGGCAATTCCTGGCTTAGTATCACCTAGGTGACATATTATATTGATAATTTTAAAAACCTATGTTAATTAAGGGGCTTAACCATGGCTAGGATAGATACGACAATGCTAGAAGGACACTTTCAAACTTTTATTTCTGCTATTGGCGTCTGTATCTTAACCTGGATGGGGGCTTCCCTTAATGATCTGCAGAAAAATGCTGCTACGACGGCAGTAGATATAAACTACATTAAAGGTGAAGTCGAGAACATGAAGGCTGTGGCGTCTAAGATCTACACCACTGATAGCGCGCTTGTAGACTGGGCAGAGAGCAAACAAGAGTTTAAAGATCTTAGGACTAGGTTAAGGGGTCTTGAGATAAGAATTCCCAATATCCAGTAGGTAGCAGCTTCCTTTTACTTCACCCAGGCTAAGCGGCACCTTTGCAACTTTGTTCCTTTTTGTGCATTATATAGGCTAGCCAATACCCGGGAGGGGTCATAAGATGAGAAAACCGCGGATAATGACGCCGTACCAAAGGGCGCTATTTAAGAAGCTAACTGCATTTCAACAGCGGCTAGTTGTTGAGCACTTAGCGGGAAAGTCGCAACTTCAAGCCTACCGTAGCGCTCAACCTGAAGCTACAGGCACAGATGCTAGCGCAAAAGTGACGGTCTGCGTAACACTTAAAAAGCCTAAGGTGGTAGCATACCTAGACGCCATGAAGGAAGATATGGTCTCGGATTCTATCATGAGTAGGGAAGAATCTCTTGAGCGTTTGTCTACACTCGCTAGAGGGAATTTTTCTGATATGGTTGAATTCAAAACCGCTTCTGTAGGAAGAGACGACGATGGAGAAAAAGTCCTCCAGTCAGTATGGAGGATAAAAGATTCGACACTTCAAGATCCTGAGAAGTTAGCTACAATCTCTGAGCTCTCAGCAACAGCTCAAGGGCTAAAGATGAAACTCCACAATCCAGTGGTTGCAATTCAGCAACTAGCAGCAATGTGTAATTGGAACACTCCAACTAAGGTAGACCTATTAAGCACTGATGGCTCTATGACTCCAGCTGCTGTGTCGCCTTTAGATACGAGCAAATTATCTGACTCGGCCTTACGTGAGATAGTAGAGGCTTATGAATCAGCCGATTCTGACTCCTGATGATATCAGAGAAGCTGAAAAAGAGGCTTGTTCTAGATCATTAAGCTATTTTATTCAGCGCGCTTGGAAGGTCCTAGAACCAAATCAACCATACATCCACGGGTGGCACATAGATGCTCTAGCCGAGCATCTTGAGGCTGTCACTGCGGACGAAATTCTTCGTTTGTTCATCGCTATCCCACCTGGTTGCATGAAAAGCCTAATGGTAGGCGTTTTCTGGCCTGCTTGGGAATGGGGGCCCAAAGGTTTGTCTTCCTATCGTTATCTGGGGACCTCTCATGCAAAGACGCTAGCAGTCCGCGATAATCTCAGAGCTAAGCGTTTGATCCAATCAGAGTGGTATAGAAAGCTTTGGGGCGATAAGGTAGAGCTCACGGGCGATCAAAATGCTAAGGAAAAATTTGAGAATAGGGCTACAGGTTTTAGGCAGGCAATGGCTTTTAGTGGATTGACCGGGGAGCGCGGTGATAGAGTTCTCATGGATGACGTTATGAGCGTGGACGATGCTAAATCAGACACAACCAGGCTATCCATTGTAACAACATTCCTAGAGGCTGTCCCAACTCGATTGAATAATCCGGATAGGTCAGCCATCGTTAACATACAGCAACGGCTCCACCCAGAAGACACTATTGGTATCACCATTGCTAAGGAGTTGGGGTATGAAGGCCTTGTCCTTCCTATGGAGTTTGAGGTTGATACTAGATGCGTGACTAAAATTGGATTTAAAGATCCTAGGAAGAAAGAAAACGAGCTGCTTTTCCCCACTCGTTTTTCCAGACCTGTAGTTGAACAGCTAAAAAAGACACTCGGTTCTTTTGCGAGTGCGAGCCAATTACAGCAACGACCAATGCCGCGAGAAGGAGGCATGCTGCATAGGGACTGGTTTGAGATTGTGGACACCCTCCCAGCCTATATTACTTGGGCTAGAGGATGGGATTTGGCTGCGACCGAAGCTAAGCAGGGGATAGATCCCGCCTTTACTGCCGGTGTTAAGGTCGGTGTAGACCTAGACGGCATTTATTATGTTGGGAGCTCAGTTAGGGGTCAGCTATCAGCACAAAAAACTGAACGCTTAATAAAGAATACTGCTAGTCAGGATGGAAAAACTGTTACAATAGATTTACCACAAGATCCTGGGCAGGCGGGTAAATCTCAGGTAAGGTACTTGGTGAAACAACTAGCCGGCTATATCGTTAAGTTTGGCGTAGAGTCAGGAAGCAAGGAATTGAGAGCTGAAGCATTCGCTTCACAAGCGGAGGCAGGTAATGTTAAACTTCTAAAAGGTCCTTGGAATGAGGCTTATCTAGCAGAGGCAGAGCTTTTCCCCAACGGGAAGTTTAAAGATCAGATAGACGCGACTAGTAGAGCGTTCGCTAGAATAGTCAGACCCGTTACTAATGACGTGTTTGGCGCACCTATCATAATTTCAGGAGGTTAAAAAGTGGCGACAATATTCGGAAGACATATTCCTGGTACAAAGAAGGTGCCTATACCTAAGTTGGGAGCAGCATCAAAAGAGGTAGGCGGCTCAGGCACCGCGGTATTCGGGGGGTACGTTCAAACTAACGAAACCAACCCAATATTATCCGATGGAAATAGATATAATACAGCTGCCGATATTCTAGCTAATATCTCTGTGGTAGCGGCTAGCGTCCGTTATTTTTTGAACCTAGTGGCTAACCCAGCGTGGATGGTAGAACCGGCTGATGATTCACCGGCTGCTGAGGAGGCAGCTGAGTTTGTAAAGACGGTCATGGACGATTTAAGCACAAGCTGGACCAGTGTAGTAAGGAGGTCAGGCCTTTACAAATTCCATGGGTTCAGTATCCAAGAATGGACCGCTAAAAAAAGAGATGATGGGTTAATAGGCCTAGAGAGCATAGAAGCGCGACCTCAGCATACTATACACCGGTGGGATGTGAATGATAATGGGAGTGTATTAGGTGTTTGGCAAAGGCTTCCGCAGACCGGGCTCGAAGTTAGTATTAGCCGCTGGAAGTTTGTTTATCTCCTAGATGATACCTTGACCGATAGCCCTACCGGGATGGGTTGGTTTCGGCATCTGGTAGAGCCATCTACTCGCCTGAAAGAATATCTTTCTCTAGAAAAAGTCGGCTTTGAGAGGGACCTAGCAGGGGTCCCCGTAGGGAAAGCGCCTATCACTGCGATTAATAAAGCAGTGAAGCAAGGAGCGCTTTCAAAAATAGAAGCAGACGCAATGTTAACGGGCATTAAAAACTTTGTTAAACTTGAGCTGAAGAAGAGCACTACGGGCATGGTCCTTGACTCGCAGACTTTTGAAGACCAGACGGCCGATGGGACAAAGCACTCAGGTGTAGCCCAATGGGGGGTAGACCTACTAACGGGCGAGGCTGGTAGTATACAGCAACTAGGTACGGCGATAGAGCGCATTAACATAGAGATGGCTCGGATTATTGGTACTGAGAATATCTTTACAGGTGCCAACAGTTCAGGATCACTAGCACTATCTAAAGATAAATCATCTAATCTGTATCTCAACATAAACTCTACATTGGACGAAATGACTGAGCAATTCTCTAAAGACATTATAGGGGGGTTGTGGGCGCTTAACGGATTCGACGATAAACTAAAACCTAAGTTTAAGCATGAGGACGTATCCTTTAAAGACGCGGAGCAAATGGCCCTAGTCCTACGTGACCTAGCAGGCGCCGGCGCTATCCTGGCTCCGAATGATCCGGCAATTGATGATCTACGGGTCCTCCTAGGGTTACCCTTACAGGATCTGACCGGGTTTGACGATGAGCCTGGTAAAGACGAGAGTGTGCCTAGCAAGGATCGCGATAGAGGCGATAGGAGAAAGGATTAATCTTGATAGATAAAGATTGGTTAGGCGAGACAGTCGCTGTGGTGGCGGGGGGCCCTAGCGTTAAGCAGAACGACGTAGATAGGCTCAAGGGGCGAGCACGGGTCATAGTTATTAATGACGCCTGGAAGCTTTGTCCTTGGGCGGATATGCTTTATGCAGCAGACTGGAACTGGTGGACCCATCATGAGTATGTCCCCAGTTTTGCAGGCGCTAAATGGACACAGGCTCAAGGGCACAAAGATTGGCCTAGGGATGCTAAAGCAGCAGGCTTGTTTGTCGTGGCCAGCGCTGGAAGGCCAGGTTTCTCTACCGACCCTAAAAAAATTCATACAGGCAAACACTCCGGCTTCCAAGCAATTAACATAAGTTTGCTTAAAGGTGCTAGTAGGATATTACTGTTAGGTTTTGACTATGGTTTAATAAACGGCGAGAGGCACTGGTTTGGTGATCACCCAGGAAGGCTTAATAAGAATAGTCCTTATAACCTTTTTAAAAAGGAGCTAACCTTTGCTATTAGAACACTCGTATCTGACGTAGAATTGATTAACTGTTCCACTATGTCTACCTTATCTTGCTTAAAAAAGACACAACTAATTGACTGTTTATGAAAACCGCTAATATCCTGCTCCATCACACAGCGTACTACAGAATAGACCTTTATTCTAAGGGCCTAAAGTCATTAGGCTATTCAGTAATCAATGCGAGAAACTACGTACCGACGGAAGGCGATGTTCTGCTAATCTGGAATAGGAATCATTCTCACGATAAGATAGCAAAAATTTATGAAGCAGCAAAGGGCATAGTCCTGGTTACGGAAAATGGTTACCTAGGTAAAACAAAAGCGCTAGCAAAATGGCATCACAGCGGTGCGGGAGAGTGGCACGTTGGAGAAGCTGATAGGTTCTCAGCTCTCGGTATAGATGTAAAACCCTGGAGGGAAAAGGGGGATCATATCCTTGTCCTCCCTCAAAGAAGTATAGGCGAGCCAGGGGTTGCCATGCCTAGAAACTGGGCAAACGGTATTCTCCCACGTCTACGAAAGGTCACCAGTAGGCCTATCAGGATAAGGAAGCATCCCGGGAAAAATCCCAGAATCCAGGTAGAGGAAGACTTAGTTGACGCTTGGTGTGCAGTTACGTGGGCGAGCGGAGCGGGTATTAAGGCCCTATGCGCGGGCATTCCTGTTTTCTGCGATTACCCTAAGTGGGTGGGGGCTGCGGCGGCATCACTTAACCTATCAGAGATTGAGACACCTACCTTAGGTTGCAGGGAAAGTATGTTGCATAGGATGGCATGGGCACAGTGGACATGGGATGAGATCGAGTCCGGCGAGGCGTTTAGATGGCTACTGTAACTGTTTTTTATGCATTAAATAATTCTCGTTCTCGTAATGTAGCAAACATGGCCTATAGAGGGTTGAGCCATATCGGCGAAAACGTAGTTTTTAGGTCATCTGAAAACTACCACGGTGTAACCAGTGACTACGCCGTTTTCTATGGCCTATCTCGTGGCCTGGATAAAATATTCGCAGATTACAAAAAAGAAGCAACCGCAATTTATGTAGACCTCGGCTACTGGCATAGGCGGATAAATGGGAGGTTTAACGGATACCACAAAATGGTTATTAACTCTCGCCATCCTACTGCGTATTTCCAGGACTACAAGCATGATTCAGAGCGCTTTAACAAATTAGGCATCCCTATCCACCCTTGGAAGAAATGTACAAGGAGTGAGATTATTATTGCTGGGATGTCGGCTAAGGCAGCTAACGCTGAAGGTATAGCGGCCGGGTCGTGGGAGAAAGGTGCAATAACCGAGCTTAGGCAGTTCACGAGAAAAACCATAACGTATAGGCCTAAACCCAGTTGCAGACAGTCCAGACCTTTGCGGGATAGCAACTTTGACAAAAGCAGGGCACTATCAGTAGCATTTAAAGATTGCCATGCCCTGGTGACTAGACAATCTAACACCGCCGTAGAAGCTGTTCTAGAAGGCGTCCCAGTCTTTACTCAGTTAGGAGTTGCTTCAGCTATGGGCTTGAGCGATCTGTCATTTATAGAAACACCTATATACCCGGAAGGGCGAGAGCAGTGGGCAGCAGACATTGCTTGGTGCCAATTTACGCCAGCGGAGATGGCGAGCGGTCTCCCGTTCCTGCATTTTAAGAACGAGGATCTTATTCCGTGAGAATTATCTTCTACGCTTCAGACAAACCTAGAGAGCAGAAATTAGCCAAAGCCTTTAAAGTAGGCGCCATACGTCGTGGACATAGGTGTAAGGTGCTGAGGAGTAATGCCCCTATAGTGGCCTCTGATCTGGCGTGTGTGGTAGGTGTTAAGTCAAAAAAACGCTGGTTTATGCTACAGAAAGCAGGCATCCCAGTTATAATGTTCGATAAAGGGTATAGCAGGCATAAGTGTGATGGTTGCTGGGAGTATTGGAGAGTTTCTTATAATTCGCATAATCCTACACTAGCCACACTGGGGCGTATTGAATACGGTGGTAGGCGCTTTTCCCAATTAGATTTTTCTATAAATAGGTGGAGAAAAAGCGGTGACCATATCTTATTGGCTGGGTCTAGCGAAAAATACCATAATTTTTACGGGCTTCCTGAACCTAATACCTTTGCTCAGGGTGTAGTAAATGAACTAAAAAAACTAACGAATAGACCTATAACCTATCGGCCTAAACCGAGTTGGCGCGGTGCTTTACCCATTACTGGGGCAACTCTTATGAAAGGAAAAATCCCTCTTCTCAATGATCTAAGCGATTGCCATGCCGTAATAACTCACGGGTCTAATACTTGTTTTGAAGCTGCTCTTCTCGGGATACCCAGCATAGTTCTAGGTAACGGGGTAGTGCGTTCGATCTCTTCGACGGAACTAAAAGACGTAGAGAATCCATGCTTAGGTAAGAGACGTAGGTTGTTTAATGCTTTAGCATACCATCAGTGGACTTTGAAAGAGTTTGAGTCTGGGTTAGCCT